CATCAGCATCAGCATAAGTTGTATCTACTACTGTCTCACTTGCTGTCGTAACACCAGTTATATGACCAAAGTCATCAACCTCAATATTTTGTATGTACGTTCTATCAGTATTATTTGTTGAGGTTAAAGATGAAGTATCTGTGTGACTAAATTCAGTTCCTACTAGGTTAATACCATCACCAGCGGTGTAAGTGGTATTTGTATCAACTACTGTCTCACTTGATGTCGTAACACCAGTTATGTGACCAAATCCATCAACTTCAATATTCTGTATGTAAGTTCTATTAGAATTGTTAGTTGAGGCTAAAGATGAAGTATCATCATGATTAAATTCCGTTCCTACTAAGTTAATTCCATCACCAGCAGCATAAGTTGTATCAACTACTGTCTCACTTGATGTCGTAACTCCAGTTATATGACCAAACGTATCAACTTCAATATTCTGTATATAAGTCCTATCAGTATTATTTGTTGAGGTTAAAGAAGAAGTATCTTCATGACTAAATTCCGTTCCAACTAAGTTAATACCATCACCAGCGGTGTAAGTTGTATCTGTATTTACAACTGTTTCACTTCCTGTCGTAACACCCGTTATGTGACCAAACGTATCAACCTCAATATTCTGTATGTACGTTCTATCAGTATTATTTGTTGAGGTTAAAGATGAAGTATCTTCATGATTAAATTCAGTTCCTACTAAGTTGATACCATCACCAGCAGTATAAGTGGTATCAACCACTGTTTCACTCCCTGTCGTAACACCAGTTATATGGCCAAAGTCATCTACCTCAATATTTTGGATATAAGTCCTATCAGTATTATTTGTTGATATTAAAGAAGAAGTATCCTCATGACTAAATTCAGTTCCAACTAGGTTAATACCATTACCAGCGGTATAAGTTGTATCCGTATTAATAACGATTTCATCTGCCGTTGTAAGTCCCGTTATGTGACCAAAGTCATCAACTTCAATATTTTGTATGTAAGTCCTATTAGAGTTGTTAGTTGAGGCTAAAGAAGAAGTATCCTCATGGTTAAATTCAGTTCCAACTAGGTTTATTCCATCACCAGCGGTGTAGGTGGTGTTTGTATCAACAACGGTTTCACTCGCTGTTGTAACTCCAGTTATGTGACCAAAGTCATCAACTTCAATATTTTGTATATAAGTCCTATCAGAATTGTTAGTTGAGGTTAAAGATGAAGTATCATCGTGACTAAATTCGGTGTTATTCAAAATTATACCATTACCAGCGGTATAAGTTGTATCTGTATCCGTATTTACAACTGTCTCACTTGATGTCGTAACACCAGTTATATGACCAAAGTCATCAACCTCAATATTTTGTATGTAGGTTCTATTAGTATTATTTGTTGATATTAAAGATGAAGTATCATCGTGACTAAATTCTGTTCCTACTAGGTTGATACCATCACCAGCAGCATAAGTTGTATCAACTACTGTCTCACTTGATGTCGTAACTCCAGTTATATGGCCAAAGCCATCAACTTCAATATTCTGTATATAAGTCCTATCAGTATTATTTGTTGAGGCTAAAGATGAAGTATCCTCATGGTTAAATTCCGTTCCAACTAAGTTGATTCCATCACCAGCAGTATAAGTTGTATCTGTATTAGTTACTGTTTCACTCCCTGTCGTAACACCAGTTATATGACCAAAGTCATCTACCTCAATATTTTGGATATAAGTCCTATCAGTATTATTTGTTGAGGTTAAAGATGAAGTATCTTCATGACTAAATTCCGTTCCTACTAAGTTAATACCATCACCAGCAGTATAAGTTGTATCAACTACTGTTTCACTCCCTGTCGTAACTCCCGTTATGTGACCAAAGTCATCAACTTCAATATTTTGTATGTAAGTTCTATCAGTATTATTTGTTGATATTAAAGAAGAAGTATCCTCATGGTTAAATTCAGTTCCTACTAGGTTAATACCATCACCAGCGGTGTAAGTGGTATTTGTATCTGTATTTACAACTGTCTCACTACTAGTAGTAACACCAGTTATATGACCAAAGCCATCAACCTCAATATTTTGTATGTAAGTTCTATCAGTATTATTTGTTGAGGTTAAAGATGAAGTATCCTCATGATTAAATTCAGTTCCAACTAGGTTGATTCCATTACCAGCGGTGTAGGTGGTGTTTGTATCTGTATTAATAACGATTTCATCTGCCGTTGTAAGTCCTGTTATGTGACCAAAGTCATCAACTTCAATATTTTGTATGTAAGTTCTATTAGAGTTATTTGTTGAGGTTAAAGATGAAGTATCTGCGTGATTAAATTTAGTACCAACTAAACTAATGGCATCACCAGCGGTATAAGTTGTATCAGTATCAACAACGGTTTCACTCGCTGTTGTAACTCCCGTTATGTGACCAAAACCGTCGACTTCAATATTTTGTATATAAGTCCTATTAGAGTTGTTAGTTGATGTTAAAGATGAAGTATCATCGTGACTAAATTCGGTGTTATTCAAAATTATACCATCACCAGCGGTATAAGTTGTATTAGTGTCGGTCGATTCAATGGTGATGTTATCACCTGACGCACTTAATATAACATTAGAACCACCTATTAACCTGATATCATCCTGACTCGTATCACTACCACTCAACCTAATAATAGCGTCAGAACCAGAATTAATAACACTAGTAGCGTAAGTTGTGTTAGTATCGGTGTTCACTACTGTTTCAGTACTAGTGGTTAAATCAGTTATATGGCCAAAATCATCAAGCTCAATGGTTTGGATGTATGTTCTACCACCGTTAGTACTAGAACCTTGTGTGGAAGTATCCGCATGACTAAACTCTGCACCTACTAGGTCTATTCCACCACCAGCAGTATATGTAGTATCTGTATTAACAACAGTTTCTGTACCTGTTAATATATTGGTTATATGACCAAAATCATCAAGCTCAATACTTTGTATGTAAGTTCTATCAGCATTAACGCTAGAAGTCTCAGTTGAGGTATCATCGTGATTAAACTCGGTACCAACCAAGTTGATTCCATCACCAGCAGTATAAGTAGTGTCAGTATTAGTTGACTCAATGGTAATATCATCACCTGATGGCGTTAAAGTGATGTTATTACCAGCTACTAATGTAATGTCATCAGTCGTTACATCACTACCACTCAATCTAATAATAGCATCAGACCCAGAGTTTACAACACTAGTATTATAAGTCGTATTAGTATTAACAACTGTTTCACTCGCTGTTGTAAGTCCTGTTATGTGACCAAAATCATCTAGTTCTATGTTTTGAATGTACGTCCTACCAGAGTTATTAGTTGAGTTCTGAGATGAAGTATCGGCATGATTAAATTCAGTGCCAATTAAATCAATAGCATCACCAGCGGTATAAGTTGTATTAGTGTCGGTAAATCCTGTTAGGTATCTACCATCCAAATTTTCAGTTATTGTATTACCACTCAAAGTGGTTAAAGTAAACTCACCAGTAGATGTATTAAATGAGACATCATTTACATAATCGTTGGTATCAACTAGCGTTTCATCTGCTGTTGTAACACCAGTTATATGACCGAATCCATCAACTTCAATATTTTGTATGTAAGTTCTATTAGAGTTATTTGTTGAGGTTAAAGATGAGGTATCATCATGACTAAATTCGGTGTTATTTAAAATTATTCCATCACCAGCGGTATAAGTAGTGTCGGTATCAGTTGACTCAATAGTAATTGTATCCCCTGACGCACTTAATATAACATTAGAACCACCAATTAAATTAACATCGTCTTCACTTAAATCACTACCACTCAACCTAATAATTGGGTTTGGACCAGAATCAATAACATCTAAATCGTAAGTTGTATCAGGTGTAGTTTCTGTGACTGCACTTAAACCCGTTATATGACCAAAATCATCTATCTCAAGGCTTTGAATGTAGGTCCTACCAGCATTTATACTAGAGTTTTGTGATGAAGTATCATCATGACTAAATTCTGTTCCTACTAACGTTAGACCACCACCAGCGGTGTAAGTTGTATCAGTATCATTAAAGTCGGCTGACAAAGTATCCCCACTCTGAGTCGTTAAGGTGATTGTTTTGACTGTGGTACCACTTACACTTATTGAATTTATTTTATCAGCGTAAGCTTCATTCCAATTAGTTATGTCTGTAGTTGTACCAGTCACATAAGAAGTACTATCCAAAGAACCATCTCCTTTAACGAACTGATTTGAGTTACCACCATCAGTTATAAAAGAATTAGCCGTAATATCATCGACATTTAAGACGTCTTGTTGGTTTAAATTAATTGTTGAATTAGCGCCTTGATAAGGAATAAAGGTATCGTTTAAATCCAAAGTAAAAGTACCCCCACTTAATCTAGTAAACTCAAGAATATCGTTATTAATGGTTGCACCAGTGACGTAATCATTATCATCTGAAGAAGAGGAATATGAAGGTATTATTGTAGTTAAATCAGGGGCGTTACCACTCCTCTCTAATGTTAATGTGTTATTTAGTTCATTATAGGTGACACCACTAATATCATTTCTATCAACACTCCTTATTTCACCTTCAGAATCTCTAGCCAGTACCTTACTTAACGAGTTATCAAGAGCGGGTTCATCAACTAAAATTAATTTTTCACTTCTGGTAATACCTTTAACATCGACCCATATAGTACGCTCACTAAAATCCAAAGAACTACCACTTAAAAGCGTGACTACTTGTGAATTAGTAGTACCCGTAAACTCACCTGTATTAATTTCTCTTATAGATGTAACAGTTAAATCAAATGTTACACCAGTATAATTTTCGTAAACAATATTACCATCTACCTCTATAAAGTCGTTACCTTCAAAACCTATTACAGTTTGTACATCACCGCTGTTTTCGTCAGTAATAGGAGTAATTCCTTCAACAGCAGGGTTCATCCTAGAATCACCAAAGAAGAATATGGTTTCTTGACTGTTACCAGAGAAGGTAGAGTTTATGTCGGCTAAAGTACCTATGGTTACAACAGTAGACTCATCAACACCACCAGTTAACGCACTATACGTCACACCAAACTGGGTACTACCAGAAAGTTTTGTATTAGTTAACTGAAATTGTTTGACTTGCCTATTATCTGAATAATCAACTTTGGTAACAAAAGCCATGAATATGTATTTTTATATAAATATTATCGTTTTCCTTTATATTTATATAAAAAGTGACTTATGCAAACTTTGAAGAAAAAATATATTAAAAAATATATAGGTAAAATAGATAATAACGCTGAAGTTGAGTTAGATGAGCTAGTCAATTCGGTTGGTGGTAGTATTGGTAATGATGATAAAAATTTGAACACTAGTCAAATAAAAACCGCACCACAAGCGACTACAGATGATTTTAACACAAAGGCGATTCAACCTAATAGGTACTTATTTAATGTAGATGCTGTTAATGCGGCAGGTAATGCGGTATCTACAGAGTCAATAGATAAATTAGCTAAAAATAAAATGTTAAAATTATTAGAAAATATATCTACACCAGACTTAAGTAAAACTGATACCTTAACAGATTTTAATAAAAACGATGTGTCGGACATAAACGAACTACCATCTAACGTAGCTAGAAAGGTAACTGATTTAATTGAGACTGTTGATAACAATAACTTAAGTAAAAACCAAGTTGAATTAATATTAAAAATCATAAATCAAAAATTAGAAAATAATGCCTAATAAAGATTTAAATAGCAAAGTTTACACTGTACCCGATAAGGTTTATAATAAAATCAAACAAGGTTTAAAAACCGTTGATATAAATGATAAGCAAGGTAAAGGAGTGAAAAGAGCTAAAGATATTGTAAATAATAGAGAGGTCTCATATAGTCAAATGAATAGACTTAAAAATTATTTTACTAATAACGATAATAATGATAATGAGTTTAAGTTAATTGGTGGTAAAGTAACTAAAAATTGGGTTGAAGATACTTTAAAGCAAGACACTGAAAGCATTAAGAAAGAAAAGAAAGTTAAAATGGATGGTGGTCTGGAAAACCAATTCATTAAAACACATGAAAAGGATAATGATAATGCAAACCCAACAAATCCAGACGGTGGCCTTATTGACGTCACCAAAGGTAGTACTTTTGATAAAGTAATGACTGGGGATGAAGTATACAAATCTAGTGATAGAAAAAATGAGGCGTATAATAGAGAAATAAAATCTATTAAATATTTAATAGAGTACATGAGTAAATAAAAACAAATATTATGGCAAACGAATTAGAAAAAGCAGCTAATGCAGCTAGACAACAATTAATTACAAACAACACTTACAATAACTTTGGTTTAAGTAATCAGTATTCATCAACTCACACAAGAGCTAGAAGTGATGAACAAACACCTATTTATGGTAAAGGAACAGGCATACCATTTGATACGTATAATGGTGGTGGTGCTTATGACATTTTTGGTGCTCCTAGTATAGCTGGTTCTGGTAGAATCGCTAACGTAGCAACAAACACCTACAGTGAAGAGAATAGTTACACAACACCTAATACTGAAGGTAACACAGGTCAAGTAATTATAGATTAAAAATATGTTAAAGCTTTACAATTTATATGAACAAGTTATATTAGAAGCAACTGAAATCGAAAAGGTTATGGATGCTATTGAGAAACACTACACCGTAAATATTAAATATAATAATGGTAAGAATGATGGGTCTCAAAATATGAAAAGGTATTGTGAAGTTTATAATTTTGGTACAACCTATGGTAATAACAACGCAATAAGGGTTTACCAATTGTCAGGACCAAATGGTCGTGGATGGAAAACACTTAGATTGGATAGAATCGTCGAGTGGGAACCAACTAACTTTAAATTTAACAATCCAGTTTCTGATAGAGCTGGTAGTGATGCGGAAGATTTCAAACCACACGATAAAACTCTAAGTTTTGGTGGTGGTGTAACAATATCAAATTTTAATAAGTAAAGAAATGAGTGAACAAAAAACTAAATTAATGGAAATGCTTAGTGGTGCTAAGCAAGTAATGGATAAAGTCAACGATAGTAATTTTAAAGTTGACCCAGAGAAGGTTAATAGAAGTATGGCTCAAAGTGGTGAGTTACTTGAAAGTCTACCTGAAGGTGCTACACCACAACCCACACCTCAATACACCAATAATGCTTCTCAAAGTAGTGGTCAATATAAAAACCTAGGAACTAGTAAAATGCCTGATAATATAAAAGAGGCTATGATTAATAACCCAATACCTAAAATGGATATGAACCCTGATGGTAACCCATCATTTTCATTAGAAGATGTTCAAGAGTTATTAAATAAAAACCAACAACCAACAGCTCAACCTCAGCAGAGTCAGCCGCAGACACAAACGCAAACTAATCAAGTCAATGAATCCTACATCACTAACTCTAGTGGTCAGAGATTAATTACTATGACTGAGGCAGAGTTAGATAAGAAGATAGACGATGCTTTGATGAATTTTATGTCAAAAACATTTACTAAAAACTTAACAGAGAATACAATTAAAAAGACAATAAATACCTTAATAAAAGAAGGTAAATTGAAAGTTAAGTCAAAAACTAAGTAACTTATATACTAAATATAAAATCAAACCTCACTCAATAGTGGGGTTTTTTTATGTTAAAAAACTCTACCTAAACACTTTACTTAATACTATATTTTTAGTATGTTTAACGAAGAATTGAACTTAAGTATATGGAAAAAACAAATAGCAAAAAGATTAAGGTCCTTGTAGTACCTTCTGACCGAACTGGTGTAAGTTATTATAGGTCAACTAAACCTCACGTACATCTAGAACAAATGTACCCAGAAGAATTTCACGTAGATATAGATTACGAACCTCAATTAAATAACGATGAGTGGTTGAAGCAATACGATATTATTCATTATCATAGAACGTTAGGTGATTATGGACATATGGAAGATTTAGTTAAACATTTAAACTCACTAGGAATAGTTACTATAATGGATTTAGATGACTATTGGTTACCTGAGATGAGTCATCCAGCTTATCACATAATAAAAAATAATGATTTGGATGTAAAGATACGTAATAATATTAAAACAGCAGAAAACGTAACTACAACTACATCCATTTTTGCTGACGAAATTAAAAAGGTTAATAAAAGCGTTAAAGTTTTACCTAACGCTATTGACCCTAATGAAAAACAATTCATTCCTAACCCTGAACCTTCTGATAAAATAAGGATAGGATGGTTAGGTGGTAGTAGCCACTTAAATGATTTACAACTATTGAACAAATTAGTAACTAAATTGAAGTCTGATGGTTTATTAGATAAAATACAATTTGTTATTTGTGGGTTTGACATTAGAGGTAAAGTTAATATGATTAATAAAGAAACTGGCGAAACCACACAAAGAGATGTTAAACCAGAGGAAACAGTATGGGTTCAATATGAAAAAATATTCACTGATAACTACAGTACAATAAGTCCTGAATACAAAGACCATTTAAATAGATTTGTCACACAGGAATTCGAAGGCGTAGAAAATGAACCATACAGAAGAGTATGGACCAAACCAATTAGTAGTTATGCAACCAACTACAATTTATTTGATATATCTTTAGCACCTTTAGTTGATAATACTTTCAATAAAGTTAAAAGTCAATTAAAGGTCATTGAAAGCGGGTTTCATAAAAAAGCATTGATTGCTCAAAACTTTGGACCTTATACTTTGGATGTCGATAACGCATACGTTAGAGGCGGTGAGATTGACACAAGTAAAAATGGTTTTTTAGTTGATTCACATAAGAATCATAAATCTTGGTATCAGTACCTTAAAAGACTCATTCAAGAGCCAGAAATGATAAAAACTTTCGGTGACAATCTTTATAATACGGTAAAGGACAAATATAGTTTAGATGTTGTAACAAAAGAAAGGGCTGATTACTATAAGAAATTATTAAAAGAAAAATAAAATGGAAATATTAAAGAAAATAGGTCGCTATTTTAAAAACTTGTTTTACACCATTATAGGTAAAGAAGTAAAACCTGAAGATAAGGAAGTTGAAGAAGAAAAAATACACGGACTTTTTACTGAAAATAACGTCAAACGAATAATTTATTTAAATGAAAAATTAGATGGTATTAAAAGCGATAATCTAACTGAATCTGAAAGAGAGTTTATTGAAAATAGAATTAAAATAAACCATGAAAAGCTCATGCAACGAAAATATGGTAAAGCGTTAAATTCACCACCTGAAGAATTAAAAGAAGCTATTGAAAAAGATAATGATTTGGACTCACTTATTATGGATAGAAAAATACGTGGATTAAATGATATATCTGAAGAACAATAACCTTGTCTAAAAGTGTTTAAAATAGTATATTTGATTAAAATAAATTAATATGAGTTTAAAAAAGAGTAAAATTGTCTCTAATACTAAGAAGTATGTAGAGACAGCAAAGGAATATGGGTTCTTGACGCCTGAGTTAGAAGATTTCTTAGGTAGCGACTTTATTGAAGCACCAGCTTCAACTTTAGTTAAGTTACATAACGCATTTGAAGGAGGTTTAATTGACCATACTTTAAGAGTTATGAAGCATGGTTATTTAATTAATAAAAATAACCTTATTGATGAATTGAAAATTGATGAGGTTTCTTTATTTAAGATAATCTTGCTTCATTCAATAGGTAAAGCTAAATTATACATTCCAGAAACTTCAGATTGGCATAGAGAAAACCAAGGTAAGATGTATAAATTTAACGAAGACCTTATATCAATGAGAGTTGGTGAACGTTCAGGTTATTACGCTCTTAGTAATGGTGTCGAATTAACTGAAGAAGAATACGCTTCTATCATTAACTTTGATAAATCAGGTGATACACAATCTGAATGGTATAACACTACCGCTGGGGATGTTTTAAAAATGGCAGTTAAATTAGCAATCATGGAAGAAAAGAAGATTGCAGAAAGAAATCAAGATTAATATGGAGTTTAAAGAATTAAATGAAAAGGTAATTGAATGGGCTGATAATAAGGGAATCCTTAACATCGCCACACCTAAAAGTCAACTTGGTAAAACGAAAGAAGAGGTTGAGGAATTGACTGAAGCTTTGGAAGCGCAAGATGAAGGTTTGTTTGAGTTTGTAAACTCAAAAGGTGAAACTAAGAACACCGATTTTGAAATAGAAGATAGTATTGGTGATATTCTAGTAACATTGATAATTCAAGCTAAGATGCAAAATATTGATATTGTAAAGGCCTTAGAATTAGCATATGATACAATCTCAAAAAGAACTGGTAAAATGGTTAATGGGGTTTTCGTTAAAAATAAATAAATAATTAGTAAGTGATAAGTATAGTATTCTGTACCAGAGAACATAACCAAAAGCATATAGACCACTTAAAGAAAATGGCTGGTCACCCTAAAGTTGAAGTAATTGAATATATAAACAATGGAGAATCCTTAACTAAAGCTTATAATAAGTTGCTAGATAAGGCTAAGTTCGACATTGTTGTTTTTTGCCACGATGATATTGAAGTTAAAACGAAGCAAATGGCTAAAAAGATGAAGAGACATTACGATAAGACTGATTATGGTATATTGGGTGTTGCTGGTACAAAATACTTACATTCAAATGGTAAGTGGTGGACGGACCCAAAGTCCATGTACGGGCGTGTATGGCATTCACACAAAGGTAAGCAATGGGAATCTAAATATAGTGAGGATTTAAATAAAGGGGTTGAAGATGTTGTTACAGTAGACGGTGTTTTCTTTTCTGTGATGAAATCTAGACTTGAAAAAATATTTAACGAAGACGTAGAAGGGTTCCATTTCTACGACATTGATTTTTGTTTTAGAAACTTTTTAGATGGTGTTAAAGTAGGAGTGCATACAGACATTTCAATCACTCACATGTCCATAGGTGAAACAAATAATGAATGGGAAGAGAATAGAAAGAATTTTGCTGAGGAATATAAAGATAAATTACCTATCAAAATAGACAGAGAATTTAGCGACAATCATAGTTTTAATATAATGATTAGTTGCATTAACTTCAACAGTTACACGGGTTCCGAATTGTATAATTACGAACTGGCCAAAGCACTAGTTAAAAAAGGACACAACGTTACTATATGTTCTAACATAGGTGGTAAAATAGCACAACAAGCCTTAACACACGGAATTAAATTAGTTGACATTAGCGAACCCTTAGGTTTCAAAAGAGGTGATGGTAAATGGCAAATACAAGGTAATGACGGTAAATTAACACCTTCCGAAGCAAACAAGCTATATAGAGTAGGTCAAGTTAATATTGACATAATTCATTCAAGTCACACACCAGTAACAAAATTAATGGCTAAGATATACCCTGAGATACCAATAGTGTCTTCAATTCATTCTGAAGTTATTAGTTTAGAACACCCAGTTTTATCTGATAACGTTAAGAAATATATAGCTATCAGGCCTGAAATAAAGGAGTATATCACTAAAGAGCACGATATACCTGAGGAAAAAATAGAAATCATTTATAACCCTATCGATGAAACACGTTTTAAACCTGTAGAGGTTGATTCTAAGACCGACAAGAAGATTACTCTGTTTGTAGGGACGATTGACTATCTTAGAAAAGATATGCTCTTAGACCTCATTAAAAGAACTAAAGAAGAAAACGGTGAGTTGTGGGTAATAGGTAAAGAAAACGGTATTAATTTTGACGACATAGCTAACGGACAAGACCACGTACTATATCTTGGTATTCAAAGTAATGTAGAAAAATATATGAATATGGCCGACGAAACCGCTGGAATACTTTTAGGTAGAACCACCATTGAAGGATGGATGTGTGGTAAAGGTGGTTGGATTTACGACGTTGATAACAAAGGTAAAATAAAAGGTAAAAGCTTTCACGAAGTTCCAGAAGATATTGATAAATTTAAAAGTGGTGAAGTGGCTGATAAAATACTAGAAGAATATAAAGAAGTTTTAAAATAATGACAATAAGAGTTTTAATATTAAACTTAAATAACTTAAATTTTATAAGGGACTGTGTTTCAGATTTGAGAGCGCAGGCCCATTTTAATTTTAAAGTAACCATAATCGACCAAGATTCAACTGAAGAAGGTAATAGAGAATTTTTAGAGTCTATAAATGATAGTAGGTTTGAAATTATTTTTAACGAAAACAATGAACCAGTTAATAAAATGTGGAACTGGTTTGCCAACACCTACGATGAAGATTTGTTATGTTTTTTAAACAACGATGTAAGAATACCAAAAAACTTTATTTTAGATACTATTGAGACCTTCCACAAAGAGGAAGAAGTTGGTATTGCTGTTCACGCAACAAATCACCCTCATTACAGCCATGTTAAATCTAAACTAATGTATGCTATTGTTCCCAAATTTAAATACATGCAAGGTTGGGATTACACAATAAGAAAAGAATGTTTCACGCAAATACCAGAAGAATTAAAAATATATTGCGGTGACGACTTTTTATTTCACCAAACATATTTAAAAGGCTTTGATTTAGCATACATAGTCAGCTCTCCGATAATACACTATGAGGGTCAATCTAAAAAGTTCATGAGAACTACTGGTGTGGAGGATATAAAAACCTATAAAGATTTAGGTTTTAAACATTATTTAAAAATAAATTATGAATTTAGTAACATAAAACCAACTTACAAAGAATTTAAAAATTAAAATGGAAAAAATTGAAGAATTATATAAAGGTTATAAATCAAAACCAATAGTCTATAAATCAAAAGACATTTATGAACACTTACCTGTTATACGCAAGTACGCTAGTGAAGTTGACCATGTAACGGAAATGGGTGTTAGATGGGGTGCTTCTACTATTGCAATAGGAGTCGCTAACCCAAAGAAAATGATATCATATGACATTACTAAAACATATGACATGTTGAAAGCTGTAAACTTATTAGAAGCATCTGAGATAGATTTCAGTTTTATTCTAGGTGATACACTTAACATTGAGATTGAAGAAACTCAAATGTTATTTATTGACACGCTACACACCTACAATCAATTAAGTAAAGAATTGGAGTTGCACGAGGGTAAGGTAACCAACTACATCATCCTACATGACACCGAAAGCTTTGGTAGGAAAGATGAAAGTATATACTCACATGCCTCACAAACATTGAAAGAAATGAAAAAGGGTAAAGTTGGTCTAATGACAGCGGTCGAAGATTTTTTAGAAGTAAATAAAAGTTGGGTTATTGAAAAACATTATAAAAATAATAACGGTTTAACCGTATTAGCCAGAATTTAATAAAAATTGATATGAAAACTAGGGTCAATTTTTTTGATTTAGGCATGTTTGATGGAGCTGAATCCTTAATGTTTTTAGAAGATATTAAAGGTTTAAATGTTGACCCATACATTTATGGGTTTGAGGCGTATCAACCGTTTTACGAAAATATATGTGAGTTGTTTAGTGATAACAATAACGTTAACATAAATAATTTAGCAATTTCTAATAGTGATTCTTACGTTAAACTTTTTCTAGAAAAAAGCGGTCAGGGAAATTCAATATACGAAAGTAAAAATAATGTTGACGCTAAAAATTTTATTGAAGTTAAAAGTGTTTCATTCGCTGACTGGATGATTAAAAATGTAACAAATTATAAGAACAATTTCAATATACTAAGGTTTAATATAGAAGGTGCCGAATTACCACTTATGGAAGACATTATCAATAAAAAGATTCATAAAGATTTTAAGATTTTTTTAGGGTCACACGTTGGTGTGGATATAAAAAAAGTGGGTGAAATAAAGGATAAATTTAATTATTATGTCAACCTATTAAAAAGTAATAACATAAATGTAGAGTTATATTGTAAAGACTTAACAACTAGTAACGTCAACTTACATAATTTAATCAAAGAAAAACTAAAATGATTGTAATATATAGCGCTATTTACGGAAATAAAAATAAAATACTTGAGGTACCTGAAATTGATGGTGTTAGTAACATAATGTACACAGATTATGACATTACCCCTAAGTATTATAAAGGTTGGGAAATAAGAAAATCTAAAGGTGAAGAATTCAATAGTAGTGTATTGAATGCCAAACAATTTAAACTTTTACCACATAAATTCTTACCTGAGTATGATACAACAATTTGGGTTGATGGTAGTATTAAAACTAAAAATATAGTCGAATTCATTGAATTGTATAATAAAAATGAAATGGTTGTTTTTGACCATAATCACACTACATTTGATAAAAGAGATTGCATATATGACGAAGCTAAAGTGGTCATGTCTCAAGGTTTAGATAAGAAATCAACAATCAATAAACAAATAGGTGAGTATAAATCAGAAGGATTTCCGAAAAATAATGGTTTAATATGTGGCGGGGTTTTATTAAGAAAGAATACAGACTTAATTAATAAAATTATGGGTGAATGGTGGAGTGAAATTATAAAAGGAAGTTTTAGAGACCAATTATCATTTAATTATGTTGCTTGGAAAAATGATTTTAAACCACACTATATAAAAGATGACATTAGGTCAAACAAATATTTTAAAATTAATGAGTAAAAGAACTGCAATTTTTAGTCTAGCACCCCATGATAGACATAACTATGGTGATATATTATATGGTAATTTATTAAACAAACTTTATGCTGATAAAGACGTTGACTTTTACTATGTTGGGTTGGTGGACATTGATATGACAGAGTTAGGAGGTGGGGTTGTTATACCAGTCAGTAAGATGATTGAAATAAGTAAAATTTACACTGATGTTACAATATACGTTGGAGGTGGTGAGTTTTTAAACTCTGCTTATGGTGGCTTAAAGTCTTTTATAGATAACAACCTTAAAAAATCAATAGACAGAACTTTAAGGTATCCTTTTATGGTGGATAAATCACTGTTTGATTCGGATATAAATCTTAGTGTTAAGTTTATATCATTTGGTGGTGTAATGCCAAATGCACCACAAGTAGCTAAATTATTTAATGAAGGTGATATTGTATACGCTAGAGATTCACTGACATCTTTCTTAGTTAAAGAAAAAGGTGTTAAGAATGTAAAAACATTTCCAGACTTAGGTCAATTCACTAGAGAAATACTAAATTTAGAAAGCTTAACAAATGATTTGTTTGATGACTACGTTGTTATTCAAGTGGGTAAAGCTAAATTCGAATCTAAGGAGGTGTTGAAGAATGAAATAATAAAGTTAAGTGAAGTAGAAAACGTAATACTATTACCAGTGGCTTATTGTAACGAACATGACGACGACAAAATATTGGCTGAGTTGGAAAAAGAAATCAATCTACCCAACGTCAAATTATTTAAGGATAAAAACATAATCAATATAACTAAGGTAATTGCTAATAGTAATATGTGCATTGGTACTAACCTACACTTAATGATGGTAGCTAACAGTTACGGGGTTAAATATTTACCACTTAACAGTGTCAAGAAAATTGATAGGTATCAAAACACTTGGCATGAAACTAAGGTTAAATGTAATGAGAACAACCTTTTCGAGAAGTATAAAAAATCAATTAATAAAGAGTACAAGTTTTTAGAAAAATATAATGTTTCAGATTTAAAAAAAATAATAGGTATATGATAGATAAATTTAAAAGAAAAATGGCTATGCTTTCATTAGCATTGTCTAAAGTAGAAAAATCTTCACTCAATAAAGAGTCGGGTGGGTTTGATAGCGAAAGCTTATTATCTCAAACTATGAACCAAGGTACCATGGCCGACGCCTTATTAAAGGGTGAAATAACGACTGAAGTAAAAGATTTAAGGTGGAGAACTTATAAAGTATTAAATGAGAGTGAAAATTTTAAAACTAAGGTAAGTGGTTATGACGAAGACGGTATACCAATAACTGAAACTACTACTTCCGAAAAAAGAAACCTTAAAAAGGTTAATGTTGATTCGTATGACGATTATGAAGTTGAGTTAGTTATTAATAACGAGGAAACAACAAAATCTACATATGATGAAATATCTAATGAAAGTCTAAAAATTTTAAAGGAAAAAGAAATTGAAGAATATGAAAAAAACAACGATAAATTTGACCTTATTGGAATGGAAGGTGACGGGTCAACGGTAGGTGAGATATCATTTCACGATATGGTGTCTGATATGAAAACTGGTAGGTCAATAAACATTACCAGAGAATTAAAACCTAAATTTGAAATTGAAGAGTACGCTAAAAAATTAGTGATTAGGAATATAAATGATGAAAGTAAGTTATTAGAGTTTTATATTTCTAAATATCCTGACGAATACAACAGAAAAAGTAGATTGATGTTGAGTGAGGTTAAAAAGATAAGTAAAAACCCTAGAGCTGTGAATATGTTAGATATAAACGGCGTTGATTTTATAACTGATAGAGCAATAGGCGCCGATAATGGCATGGAATATTCTTATGTTATAAATAAATTTGACAAAATAATTGAACACAATGGTCACTATGTGTTAAAGTTTTTAGCCACACCAGAAGTCAATGGTAGATTCATTTTTGATAAATACAGGCAAGAAGCTTTAGAAGAGCGTTATAGGAATAAAGAGAGTAAAAAATCTAGTTAATGGTTTAGTTTTTATTTTTTATACATATATTAAATGCGAGGTTAAAAAAAGCCTCGCATTTTTTTATGGCAAAGAGACAACCAAAAAAGACAGAAAAAACAGAAAGAGACCAAAAGGCTACTAGAAGTAAGCCGACAAGTAAGATACTAACTAAAAGAGTTACCTTAAAGTGTAAGAATGTTAAACAAAAAGAATATGCTAATTTAATTAAAGAAAAAGAAATCATATTCTGCTCAGGTCCATCTGGTGTAGGTAAAAGTTATGTGGCAATGGCCGTAGCTTTGAAACTACTTCAAGATGGAGATAATTCATTCAATAAGATATTAATTGTTAAACCAGCTGTAGAAGCTGAAGAAAACCTAGGTTTCTTACCAGGTGATTTAAAAGAAAAGATGGCACCTCATATGGCATCATCAATTGATATCGTAGACAAAATAATAGGTAAACCAAATAGACTAAAATTAGAAGAGTCTGAAGAGATTATGATTGAACCGCTGGGCTTCCTTAGGGGTAAATCAATTGATAATTCCATATTGGTTATGGAAGAAGCTCAAAATATGTCACCTTCTCAAATGAAAACTCTATTGACAAGGATAGGGTATGGGTCTAAATACATCATCTCAGGTGATATGGACCAATCAGATAGATACAAAGACAGTAAACAAAGTGGATTATATGACGCTATCAATAGACATAAGTTTATTGAAGAGTTAGGGTTTTTTGAATTTAATGAAAACGACATTGTAAGAAATCCATTGATAACCAAAATGCTTATCAACTATAAAGTAGAAAATAAAGTAATGGATAAATAATAAAGACATTCTGTTCACTTTAGACAAAAAATACGTACAATAATAATATGAAAATAGGAATAACATTATTCACGTTTAAGATGTGATATGAGATAATCTTTATTAGTCCTTTTTAAATGTTTGTAAATCCTCAATTCATTTTTTCTAAAATCCGTTAAATTATTATATTTATTTATAATTTTTTTTAATTCATTTATTGTTAATTTAATATTAGACTTTTTATCAGGCATATGTTTAGCGGCTTCATCAACAATTTTAAGTTTCAACAACATTCTATATTCTTTCTCATGTTTATTTTTAAATTCATTAAACGAATTATATTTTTTACATAATTTAAATAATTTTTGTTTATTATATATTTTATTATATACATTATTTATTTTTATTTTGTTAACATCATCTTCTCTTAAAGTTAAGTCAGTGGTTTTATTTATTAGTTTAAGATTATCATTAATTTGTTTCTTAATATCTTTAATATAATTTCTACTTTTTTCGTAAATATGAATCAATGTGATATTTTTATTCTTGGTTAAAGATATTTTTAATTCATCATTATTTTCTAAAGTATGCCAATATTTACCCTGATACTCAAAAGCCAATTTATATTCTTTGTAATATAAATCTAGTTCATATGGTTTAATTATTTTTCGATTGTTATATGATGCTTTTAAATTTAAAAGTTGATTCATTAAGTCTTCTAAAATCATCTGTGGGATACTATATTTAAATGGGGTCATATGAGACGTTAATTCATCTAAATAACCTTTTAAACGAGCAGATTGATAAGCTGGCTCATCAAACTCTTTTAATTCTCTTATTGAAGTATATTTATTAAAAATTTTTTTTAATTCATTATAATTTAAATCTCTATAACCTAGATTTATTTTAGTTTTGTGACCTTTTTTATTTCTCCATAATAAAAATTTTTCACTTTTTTTTAAACCCAATCTATACCCTTTATTGTCAATTGAAGATTTAGACTTATTCAAAATTGTTGCTATTTCTAAATTAGTTTTATTTGAATAAATTTCTTTTAATTTCTTTTCTTGCATTGTAGTCCACATAATAATCTCTCATTTATAATAATAAATTATAACCAATTTTCACTAAAAGTGAATAATAAATAAAAAGATATACCTTTTTTATTTTTAGATGGTATATTAAAAATAAAAAATGGCTCAGATAGGAATAACATTAAACGAAGTAATTAGAGACTATGTAGGTCAACTAAAGTACGTTTATAAGAAATATTACGGTGAAGATTTAGAAGATGTTAAAGTAGAAGACTTTGACTTAGCCAGTTTTTTCAAGTTTGACTCACAGGAAGCTTTTCATAAGTTTCTATACAGCGAGAGTCCAATGGAAATATTCGCACACGCTGACCAATCATATAAAAATGTCGGTCCAATTCTAAACAGTTTTATTAACGACATAAACGACTACGAAGAACACGAGGTTATATTATTAAGTAGAGACGTACATAAAAGTAGACCCGCAACACTATTCTTTTTATCAAAACTAGGGTTTACTGGTAATAGCATTAAATTCGTGCTTGATACTAAGAAATTATGGGATGATGTAGATGTTTTAGTTACAGCAAACCCAGTAGCTTTAGATAGTAAACCTGAAGGTAAAATTTCAGTTAAAATCGAAGCAACTTACAATGAAAATACTGAGTCTGATTATACATTAGAATCAATATTAGATTTTATAAATAATGAAGGGCAATTTAAAAAAATAATGAATAATGATTAAAATATTTGGAGATTTATATTACATCGACTTTGAAAAGTTAGATGCCTTTGTGGCTGATGGTCAAAAAGATAATGTATTTAAAACAGTGGATAAAGAATATAACTATGATAATGAATTGGTAAAGACGAAAATGATTGAAACTGCTGAACCTACCACTAAAGAAGTTAACGTCGTGAGATATGAAATAATTAGAAATTTCATTGACGATATCTCAATGGCTGGTGGTACAAGTGACGAACATGATGAAATGTTGGGGTCTAATAATCTAATTAAAACCGATGTAAAATTTAAATTAGCGTATAATACTCTAATTTTTTATAAGATATTAAAAAAAATTGATTAAAAAAATGGAAAACGAAAAAAAACAAGTACAAGTAAAAGAATTTATAAGTAAAATTGATAATAAAGATTTTGGTTTATATTTCTTTACTTTGGATACAAAAGGTAACCCAACTGCTGGTATTGCTAATATATACGAGCACGTTAAAGTCTTAAATGATTTAGGGTATAAAGCTCATATATTACACGAAAAAGATGACTATCATGGCGTTGAAGAATGGTTAGGTGAAGAGTACGCTAAACTACCACACGTTTCAATTGAACAACAAAATTTAAAACTAGTTGCAATAGATTACATTATTGTACCTGAGATTTTTGCTAACGTAATGGAGCAAGTAAAAGACTTCCCATGTAAGAAAATAGTATTTTCACAGTCCTATTCTTACATCTTAGAATTTTTACCAATTGGTAATAGGTGGGATTTAAACTTTGGCTTTACTGATGTAATCACAACATCTGAAAGACAGTCAGAGTACATCAAAGACCTATTTCCAAGTATCGACACTCATATCATACCGCCGTCAATACCTGAGTACTTTAAAACGACTGATAAGATTAAAAAACCGATTGTCTCTATTGTAACTAGAGACCAGAAAGCTGCACTAAGATTGGTTAAGTCGTTCTACTTACAACATCCAATGTATAAATGGATTACGTTTAGAGAACTTAGAGGTTTACCTAGAAAAACGTTTGCTGAGCAACTAGGTGAGTCTTGTCTAGCTATATGGGTTGATGATGAATCCAGTTTTGGAACATTCCCTATTGAAGCTATGGAGTGTGACACACCTGTTATAGGTAAGATACCTGCTATGATTCCTGAATGGATGGAAGACGATAGTTCGGATGAACAACAAATTAGTTTGAAAGATAATGGTGTTTGGACTAATAACGAATTATCTATACCTAATTTAGTGTCAGAGTTCATGAGAGTATGGTTAGAAGATAATGTACCTAATACCTTAATGGAAGGTGTTAAAAAATCTAAAGGTCAATACACTGAAGATAAGCAAGTTGAAAATATCAAACGTGTATATGGTAATCTAATTGCTAATAGAAGAAGTGAGTTTGAAGCACTTATTGATATAACTAAAGAAAAAGAAAAAGAAAACAAAGATGAAAAATAAAAATGATATCACAGTAATCACGCCTCTTTATAATGTGGACGAGACTTTACTTAATAATGCTATCAAGTCGATAGCAATGCAAGAAACAAAACCAGATACGGTAATGTTTGTTGTTGGTACCGATAAAGACCATGGTGTTTTATCTGATTTAATGAAAAATTACGATTTGAATTTTGATGTTATTAAACATGACAAATCAACTGATTTTCAAGCTCAAATGAATCTAGGTGTTGAAAATTGCAAAAGTAAATGGTTTATCTTTTTAGAGCAAGACGATGAGTTAAGTGGAAAATGGGTAAGTAACGTTGTGAAGTATAGAGAAGTTTATACTGACACTCAAATATTTCTACCAATAATATTAGACGTGGACCCTCAAAGCAATTTTATTGGGTTCACTAACGAAGCTGTATGGGCATCTCAATTCTCAGATGAAATGGGTGTGTTGGATAATGCTGCACTATTGAGGTATCAAAATTTTAATATGGATGGAATGGCCATGTTAAAAGAAGCATATCAAGAATTCGGTGGACTTAAAGAAAGCATGAAATTGAGTTTTATAAGTGAATTCCTATTAAGGTTTACATTCAATTCATGTAAAGTGATGATTATCCCTAAATTAGGGTATAAACATCTAAATGACAGAGAAGGTAGCTTATTTAACTCTTATAAAAAAGAGTTAACGCCAGATGAATCAAGATGGTGGTTATCTTTGGCTAAGAAGGAATATTTCCACGTCAATGACAGAAATATCCTTTATGAAAAAACAGAAAAATCTTAATGGCAAAAAAAAGAGGACGTAAAAGAATCAAAGGTTTATATTTTGGCCCTGAAGAAGAGGAAGCCGTTGTTAGGTTTTTGAATGAAGAAGACCCTATTAAAAGAGATAAAATTTATAATAAGCACTTAAGAGCTGCTTTTAATACAATGATTGAGTCTATTATTAGACGTTATAAATTATATAGGAAAACTTATACTTTTGAAAACCTACATGGTGACACACTCTCTTACCTTATGTTAAAAGCTGATAAATTTAAACCAGAAAAAGGTAAAAGAGCTTACTCGTATTACGGAACTATATGTAAAAACTATATATTAGGATTATTGATTAAAGATGAGAAGAATATGAGGCAGACGCTGGAGTTCACGTCATCAATTAATAAGGTGCATGAAAAGGACGAGTTTATTTACCATTTATCGGATACCGATTATATGCTAAGCGACTTAATAGATACCATGTGCGATGAGATTAAAAGTGAGTTAAACGGCGAAGATGAGGGTAAAAAGAAATTAACAGAGAATGAACGTAAAGTAGGCGAAGCTCTAATTTCTATTTTAGGAAACTGGGAAACTTTATTTGAGTCACTAAGTGGCGGTTCCAAATTCAATAAGAATAGCATACTTAGTACAATTAGAGAATACACAGGGTTAGTAACTAAAGACATTAGGATTGCTATGCGGAGATATAAGACAATATATGAGCTAACTAAAGCTGATAAAATAAATAAGGGTTTTTTATAATTATTATCTTTTTTTTTTTTAGGTATTTAATAAAAATAAAGTTTTTATCTATTTATAAATAAACACATGTATTATTAATGCTTTAAGTAATTTACAACCATTGTGGGCAACTACAAGGGAAATTAATGGTATGATATATGAAGGTAACCTAAATAAGTATAACAAATATTAAAAATATAAGATTTTGCCTAGAAGTAAAAAACAAGAAATAAAAATAAATGATAACAGTTCTCTTCAAGGATTGTTACAAGAAGTCTACAATAACGCTTGTAATCAAATAACTGACGCTCAAAAGGTCGTTAATGAAATTGGTGTTGGTTCGGTACCTGAAGATGTAGATGATTGGGCTAAAGTAGCCAAAGCTAAAACTGATGCTTTAAAGGTTAAAGATTCTGCAATAAAAACTAAATTAGATGTAGGTAGACTTCAAAGTGATATTATTAAATTTAGTGGTGAAATTAAAACCGCCTTAGATAATAATCCAGAAGTAGTATCTAACGATAGTTTTGCTAAGATTAGAGAAATGATTAACGAGTCTAAAAGTAAAGAATAAGATTTAATGAATGTTACTAGAGAAAAATCTGACATATTTGCTCAAATAGCGGCTTTAAGGGTATCTTCAGAAGGTTACCCTAAATTCTCTAATACAAATTCTATTGACTCAATTTCACAGGAAACTAACAGTTTAGATTTCTTATTAGACTTAACTAAGTCGTTAATAGGTTTTGAGCCTTTAAAGGAAGGCCTTATAGACGTTTTAACCCATAACCTAGAAGATATAGAGTTAGATGTTAAAAAAGCCCTTAAGGAGGCTTTAAAATCGCTCGTTAGTTGTAGTATTAACCCTTCATTACCAGATTCGTTTGTTCAGGATGGAATTACTTTGGAAATCGATAGAGTAGATTTACTAGATAAGTTTAAGGTGAACCCAAATTCAGGGGCTGGTAAATTGCTTTACAATGATGTAAACTCTGGGACCAACAGCACTGACTTCAATACTTTCTTATACGAAGTAATACAAGACAACGGTGGTACTAGTTCTTGGGGGAATCAGACTTTAGGTGAAGATATACTAAACATCAGATTCACACAAAATGCAACCACATCTAACGGTAATAATAATACCTTAAACATTAAACCTAGTTCAAATTATGAGGATAGTAAGTTGACCGACATAAATAACGACTATATCGACAGCATCAAACTATTTGAGACTAATAAATTAATAAACTCAGTTATAGAGTCTTTATTTGGTAGCATTAGTCTGAACACTTCTAAAAATAAAAACACTATTGAGAATGAAATTAAAATTCAGGAGATAATAGATAGAGTTATTAACCTAGATGAAGAGGAAATAGTAGATAATAGTTTTTTTCAGTTTAGTAATGAAGAACTATCAAACATTGAGAGCAAGGCTGAAATGAAAAGGAAAGGTAAAAGACTTATAACTACATGCGATAACGTAGAGTCTGAAATATCATTCGAGTCAATAAAGTCTTTAGATAGTGAACTAGATGAATTCAATACTCAGACTGTAACACCTCAATTAATTGAAAGAAAGACTAGGGTTGTTAGAAATGCATTAGATTCTCTGGCCGAAGAGTCAGCAAGTAATGTCGACAGTAGAGATAGGTATAACGTTAAGGTCAATCTTATTGAAGAGATGTTAAGGAATATAATGAATTCTATCGTAGGTGTTATATTATCACCTAAACTAATAGGTATATTAGCTTTAAATCATTTAATTGTTTACGGAGAAACATTTAAAGATATAGAGGAATTCATGATTAAAAATAAAAGTTTACTAACTTCAGTGTTAAGAACAATTCGTGATTCAGTGGTGTCAATATTACTGGAAAGGGTTTTAAAAGAAATTAAAACTCTAGTAGCGGATAATATAATAAGAACTCAAGTAGAAAGAGTTAAGTATAGTCAGGCACAACTAAGCAGCTTGGTTGGTGTAGATACTGAGATACTTAGAAATATATCTGGATTAACATAAAATAATATGGCAAATAAAAGCTCAATGACAAAAGTTATTGAAAGTCTTAAAGCCGCTTTCAACGCAACTAGAAAACCAATAGAACCATTACCACCTCAATTGTTAGTTGTTGGCGCTAACCTAAGGCCAGGTTTAAGTCCACGTAAAATAACATCTAATGTTATATCTAGGCAATCTGAAGCTGGCGCTCCGTCTGGTGATATATTTTCAGAAAATGGTAATGTAATGGAATCTATGACATCTATAATGGTTGAAGAAATTGTTAATGCGTTAGTTTTAGACGCCAAAATAGAAATAGCTGTACCACCTGGTGTTCAAGTAACAACAACTGGTGTCGGTAATTTAGGTGGTCCAATAATTAGCCAAGGAGTTACAACAAATATTGCTTCTGGTAACGGTGTAATTAGATAGTATGGAATATAAATGGGAACATAAAAGTAATAATGAGATAAGGTCAGCTCAAATTGAGATGCATCAGGAATATGAGGCTATTAAATTAGAAATTGCTAGTCTTGCCACTAAAATAAACAAACTGAAAGGTAAGTTAGATGACATGGACGCTGAATATTTAACATCTAAAAAAGTGTTGGATGAAAGATTAAAATTTTAAAGTATGAGTAAGTTTGCTTTTGGTGGTAGTAGTATATACAATAAGGGTGCTAGAGAACGTCTAGAGACCACTGTATTTTATTATGGTAAAGTTGTATCAAATGAAGATAATCTTGGCGCTAATAGGATAAAAGCTAGGATTACTGGTATTGATGATAGTGTTACTAGAGATAATATTCCATTCGCTTTCCCTATGGTACAGAAATTTTTACATGTCATACCTAAAGTGGGTGAAAGTGTGTTAGTTTTTATACCAGACGTTAAGAATCCTAACATTGATAGAATGTACATGGGACCAATCATATCCCAACCTCAACTACTGTTCAAAGATAGTGAATTATTCTCATCAAAATCAGCTTTAGATAGTGGTGTGAAAGAACCACAACCAGCACCATTTACAATACCTGAAAATAGGGGTGTTTATCCAGACTTAAAAGACATTGCATTACAAGGTAGGGACAACACTGACATTAGGTTAAAAGAAAAAGAGGTATTAATTAGAGCAGGGCAGTTTGAGTCTGACACACCCAAGGGTGAAATACCTAAATTCAACAAGGTAAACCCTTCTTACATACAAATAAAGCACGATGCTACCTTAAAAAGAGGTACACAGAATACAGAAACCGAAATAGGTGGTGCTATTAATGTTGTTAGTAATAAAATTAACCTACTAACACATAAGAATGGAAGTCCTAGATTTGCTTTAAATGACCAAAACAATATGATATCTGATGAAGAGTTGCAGAGAATTGTTAAAGATGCACATCCTTTGGTATATGGTGACAACTTAATCGAATTCTTAAAAGTTTTAATAAATGCATTCGTAAATCACGTACACACATACCCAGGTATGAAACCACAAGATTTATCAGGTTCAAACGACATAGATAATTTATTAGAGTTCAACCTTGAGTCCTTCTTATCTAAAAATATAAAAATTAACTAAATAAATAGATATTTATTAATAAAGATTAATATGGTAATCAGGACTTACTTTGATAGAAACAACACAATTATATATAATAGAACCGAAAATACAGGTAAAAACCCTGTAGCTGAAATGTTTTATGGCGGTAACGTTGAAAAGGACGAACCATTCTTTAGCAGATATTTATTCCAATTTGACGTACAACGTATAATAGACTTAAGGACCAAAGGTTTATACCCTGATATATCTAAATTAAAACATACTCTAAAAATGACTAACACCAGTACGTTTGATACCTCACTATTAGGTGGTCAAACTGCTGACGGTAAAGATAGAGCTTCATCTTTCGACTTGAATTTATTTGAAATCAATCAAGAATGGGATGAGGGTGTTGGTTATGACTTTGCTGGTCAAAAATACTTTACATCCAGTGATAGTACGGTGACAAGTACAGAACCATCTAATTGGTTACAACCTAGAAATGGTGATACTTGGGATAATGGTAATGGTGTCTTTAGTGGATGGACCAGTGGCACTACTCTAGCGACGCAAAGTTTTGAGGATGGTAATGAAAACCTAGAGATTGATGTTACTGATATTGTTAATGGTTATTTAACTGGTAATACAAATAATGGTTTAGGTTTAGCTTTTGATGAGTCATTAGAAAATACAATTAGAGAAGAATTACAGTACGTAGGTTTCTTTACAAGACATACACAAACTTTTTATGAACCATACGTTGAAACTAGATATGAAAATTCAATACAAGATGACAGAGCTGACTTTTATTTAGATAAACCAAATAAACTTTATCTATATGTTAATCTAAGAGGTATACCAACAGACGTAGACTCAATGTCTGGTATGAGCGTTACAATATTAGATAATTTAGGTGAGACATTTTCAGCCTTTACTTCTTCAGACATAACTCATGAAGACATAGGAGTGTATTCAATAGAACTAACCGTACCTACTACAGAAATAGGTTGTGTTTTATATGAAGATATTTGGGAAGGAATTACTGTAAACGGTATAACTAGACCACCTATTGAATTAGAGTTCGAATTAAAAGACTCTAATGAATACTATAGCATTGGTAGTGACAACTCAACACCTAAGAATTACAAATTTAATGTATCAGGTATTAAAGATTCAGAAAAAATAAAACGTGGTGATATTAGGAAAGTGAGGGTTATGGCTAAAGTACCTTATACTACTAATGACCAAGAAGTGTTATCATCTATTGAATATAGACTATATACAAGAGAGGGTCAGGCCGAATACACGGTAATTGATTACACACCAGTTAATAGGGCGTTTAATTACAATTACTTCCTACTTGATACTCAGAGTTTATTACCTACTAGGTATCATTTAGATGTTAAAGTTACGTCAAATTCTGAAGTGAGGACAATGCAAAACATTATTAGTTTTGATATCACAAGTCAAGTTGACCAAAGAAAGGGTTAATTTCTGCATTTTATTTGATGCCATTGGTGAATCATTTGATTTGGTAGGTAAGAAGCAAGACGGGGTTTTTGTTAACATCTTAACTGATGGTGACGAGAATGACTCTAAGAAATACAGCGTTGAGGACGTTGAGGAGTTGTTCAGTGAAGCGGAAGATAGTAACTGGGGTGTTACCTTCATGGGTACAACAAAAGACGCTGTAGAGTCCGCTAAGTCTTGGGGAATTAAGGCTGGTAATACCATGCAATACAGTAACGATGTAATGGGAACTAGAAGCGCTAACAATACCAGACTTAAATCTAAGCAAATGTATTTTGCAACGGCAATGAATTCAACAGATATGTCAAATGTAAATACGGACAATTTGGTTGATGATGAGTAGTCATTAAAGTATGTAATTAAGATAAAAAGGGAGGGACTTGCGTTTCTCCTTTTTTTTATGTATTTTTGTGAGAGTAATAAATTTAATTATGAAGATAAAGAAAATGTCATTGGATGAATTAAACACTGAACTAAATAGGGCTAAATTCTGGGTTGAGACCAACCCTGTTGTTAAGTCTTTAGATTTGATTAATAAAATGGAAAATAAAAAACTAGAATTAACTAATAAAAACTTGCGTAACTAAAAGATTATTTTTATATTTGTAACCTAATAAATATATGAGCAAAGTAACACGTAAACAAAGAGTTTTAGATGCAATGAGAAATCATTCATCAAAGTCGATTACTTCATGGTATGCGATTAATCACTTAGGTAACACTAGGTTGGTGGCTACCATATTCGAACTGAAGAAAGACGGACATGAAATTAAAACCGTTACTGAAAAAGGAGTGAACAGATTTGGTGATAAAATTAAATTTGCTAGATATATATTAATTAAAGAAAACAAATAAATATGAAAAAATTACTAATTACAATTATGGTGTTATTACCATTGTCAGTACTGTCATTTAATCAATCAGAAGAGACCAATACATCAAATGATGTAAGCGTCTCAGAAAGTACATCCAGCGGTAGTGAAATTCTTAAAATATCCAAACCTTACATTGAAAAATTAATGAGGTCTGCTGAAAAGGGTGTTGATTTTGTAGTTGAAGAAACTCCTGTTGTCATTAAACAATATCTATATTTTGAAGCCATTATTTACTGGTTATTGATATTATTTGCAATATCACTCATGACTATTATAAGATATGGTGTTAAAACCATTTTTTATGTCAAATCAAAAGATAAACCAACATCTGATAAAAGACATGTAGATTATAGATACGTTAGTCGAGATAATTGGTTAAGGTATGATGCAGATGATAATGACTTTACCTACGAGCAAGTCTTAACGTTAATAATTGACATCTTGTTTACACTAATCGGTATTATCATCATACTGGTTAATATATCTGATGCGATTAAAGTCACTTTTTTCCCAAAATTATATTTGTTTGAACAATTCGTACACCTAATAAGATAAGTATGAAATTAATATACGCTATAGTATTAACAGCGTTATGTTTATTAATGATAGCCATTCTACCTGAAGGAGCTAGAGAACCTAGTAGATTTGCTCTAATAATGTTCACCTTACTTATTATACGATATGAAATATACGAAAATAATAAAAACAATTAACTATGGATAAGTTTGATGCTAAAATAAAGAAAAGTTTTGAAACTGATATAAGGAATAAATTGTTAATGAGAGGATTTGACAATGAAACCTTAATAAATAATAGAGGGTTAATAGGTGCCACTATCGATGAGGTAATTTTAAAAGTAGTTAAAGGGTATTAGTTTATGACAATAAAAAAGGCCTAGATTAAATCTAGGCCTTTTTACTATCATTACGTTTTTAAGATATTATCTTAATTCGTTCGGGTTAAATGTTGTTAATCCATCAACTCTAACAGCTCCGTAGAATCTGTTGTTTACCACTTTCTTAGCATAACGTGTCATTATACCTTTAACTGGTGCAAAGTTGAATGGGTTATACATTGTAGGTGTTAGTTGCATTGGCACGTATGGTGCGTAAATGTAACCAGTATCTAATAAAGACTTACCTTTGTGTCCCATAATCAATGACCATGAAGGTGCATAAGGGTCTCTATATACTTGATATCTACCTGATAATGAACCGATTTTCTCGATACCCATGTTATATTGGTCTTGCTCTGGAGATGCATCACTTACGTGGAAGTACTCTAAATCATCGAATACAGCAGAAATCTCTGAAGAAACTACGATAAAGTTAGCACCACCTCTAAGAGTAGACTTGTGGATTTGTGCTGAAATTTGGTTAACTTTAGTAATTAAAGTTTGATTCCAGTCTTTTTGAGTATAAGCATTGGCTGCCAATGAAGCTTTTCTCCATCCGTTCCAATCCCATCTTAGTTGCCATGCAGCAGCTTTTCTTAAGTCTCTTAAGATTTCCCTGTCAATTTCAGCAGCAACTTGCTCAGAAAGCATTGCAGTTAATTCAGCTTCAGCATCAATGTTGTGGAATGCACTAACATCTTGCGCTAATTCTGGAGACCATGTAGCTCTCAATTTTCTTTCTTCAACAGAAACAACAACTTCGTCTAATTTGAAAGATACTTCTCCCATTTCAGTTTCAAGTTCTAATGGAGCATATTCTGCCCATGATACTGCAAAGTCATTAGAAGTTAATCCAGTTACATCCGCATCCGATTCAACACCTACATAACCATCGTATGTTGACGTTCCGTTAGCTTCTACTGGGTGAGTTAAATCTAATTCTAAGTAGATAACACCAGCGTCATCACACACATCATTATATTCAACAATACCTTTACCGTATTTTTGAGTTACTAATCTGAAAGGAATTTCTTCCCCTTGACCAAAAATTACATTACCATCTTGGTCATCTAAATCAAGAGACGTGTTGTTAGTAACTTTTAAAGATGCCATGAAAGATTCAGTGTCCATTGGGTTACCATCTGGTCCAGTTAATCTTCCTTTGTTCTCTGAACTAAATCCAGAAACTTTAACAATGACATTCCTTAAGGAACCATCAGTTCCAGTTGGAAGGTCAACTAAATTACTTGCAGCTTCAAACTTACCGCTTTCATTTAACGTTACTAGGTTAAGAGAACCTGTTTGAATTGTTATTTCACCTTTTGATGCATCAAATAATCCATCATTGTAATAAAGGTCATATAGGTTTTTCTCTTGGTATTTTGTTGGAGTATATCCATCAACACCTTTTACAACTGGTAAACCATCTGAACCCATTGAAGTGTGAGCAGAGAATTCAGGACCGTCTTTGTAAGGGTCACCGTAGCTACCACTAGCAGAGTCATATCTAGATGATGTTTGTGGTACAAAGAAGAATAATTTACCAATTGGCATATTCATAGCTTGTACAGATACAATATCATTAGCTAATAACTTTGAGAATACTCTTCTTACGATAGGGAACACAACAGTTTCGAATGAACCTGAACTTCCTCCAGCGTCAGTAGACTCGTTTAACAAGTGAGAAGCTTCGTTTTCATATAACTGAGCGATGTTCTCTTTAACGTGACCTTTAAGACCATCTAAGAATCCTAAAGAATTCCATTTGTTGATAGTGTTTTCACGAATTGTTTTCATGTGGTTAAGACCTACATTACCAACTTTACCTGAGGTTAAAAAATTTGACATAATTTATTTATTTAATTTTAATTTACTTTATTATTTATTTGTTCTTTTCATTAAGTCAAGAACTCTTTTTTGTGCTGGGTCAACATAAGCTGTCGTCTCATTTAATTGATTTGACTGACTTGTACTTTTCTCAGAACCTAATTTATTTTCAATTGACTCTGTGATAGGAGTTTTTTCACCTAATTGAGAGCTTATTGATTTATACAATTTCTTTGACTCTCCGATTGTACTAACCTCTTCATCAAATCTACTTAAGATATTTTGTTTTTCTTCTGAAGTAGTTGAGTGCTCTAAAAATAATTTAGTAGCATAAGTTAAGTTAGTATTAAATACGGCAGTCTCAGTAATTGACTTTCTAAAATCTTTAAGAGAGTTTCTGAACATTTCGTTCTCTTCCTTAATCTTTTTAGCTTCACCTAAAAGTGTGTTATATTTTGAAATTGCTGTAGCTAATTTCTTTTCTGCAACACTTTCACCTTTAACACCTTTAACATTCTTAGCTCCCGCTCCAACTGGCTGACCAATGTCAGCTTTTGCTGGTGCTCTGTGCGCTTCACCTTTAGCTTTTGGAATATGCTCTTCAATTGATTCTTCCTCATCCATTTCTGAATTTTTAGATAGACCCATTAAAGCATTTTTAGCTCTTTGACCGACAGCTCCACCCATTTTCATAAGTTTTTTAAGACCATCGATTATTTCGCCTAATCCAGCTGCGGCTCCTTCAACATCACTTCCACCGCCATTGAAACTATCCATTTCCATAACGTGTTCTGCGTGAGCGTCACCACTACCGTTTTGTCCTTCTTCATCAAATCCACCTTCAAGATTATCACCTGAAGTTTCAGTGTCAGTAGATGCTTTTTTGTTGTCAATATCTCCTGTGTTAACAGCGGCTACATCTGAACCTTTATTTACATCACTTACTTGTGGATTATTACTGTTTCCAGCGGTAGCTCCAATTTTAGTTTCTTCATTTACGTCATCTTCTTCTTCTGATAACTCAATTTCGTAAACTACACCCTCATCTTCTTCTTCTTGCATTTTGTGGTCACCATCTTCCATTTCAGAATTTTCTTCTTCCATTTTATGGTAACCTTCAGCTTCTAAACTAGAAGCTTCCATTTCGCCTTGGTCGATAAGACTATCACCCTTATCCATCTTCACATTATATTGTGAACCTGATTCTGGGTCTGTAATTACTACCTCATTTGATGATACAACTTCAATTTCATCATCTCCGCTTAATTTTTTGTAAACTGAGATAACTTCTTCGTCTGATGCACCTGTCATGTCCATTCCGTAGTCTTCGCTACCTTCTCCGTCAAGGCTTTCACCTTCTTCCTCAGAGTCCATATCCATGTCATCAAGTTCTAGTTCTTCTGAGCCACTTTCTTCAGCGGCATCATCAACTGGTAATTCATCAACGTCAACATCACTGTCAGTGTCAGCATCAACATCTTCGATATCTTCGATATCATAATCATCCTCATTCAAGGATTCTTTTAGCGAACCTGTAATTTCTTCCTTCGCAACCGAACGAAGTATTTCTTTGGTATTCGAATTTATATTCTCTTCAATAAGATTAAATTCCGCTAAGGCTTCTTCTATAATAGACTTGTTTTTTTCGTCTTTCATTTGGTTATAATTTTTTATAATTTAAATTATTACACAGTAAATTTTGTGTGTTTACTTAATAAATATGTACTATTTCTACAAAACACATGATTTTAGTAAAAAAAATTATTATTAAGTATTTAAGCTATTAAAATCTAAATTAAAAACTTGTTTAATTTATCAATTAATAGATTGTCTTTCTTCATTTTAGATTCCATAAATGGCTGTGCGTCAGACTTATTGTTGAACATATAAGAACCTGGCG